CCTCCGGCGTTGCGAGGCACCTGCCCAGGTGGCGGAATTGGTAGACGCACTAGTTTCAGGTACTAGCGGGTAAAACCGTGGAGGTTCGAGTCCTCTCCTGGGCACCACTGAAGGCCGCGCAATGCGGCCTTCGGCGTTTCTGGGCCCACGGTGGGCCCGGCTCATTGCCGCACCAGCAGATCGATGGCGCGAACCAGCGTCGCGACCAGCGGCGCTAGGTCGACCGCGAGGCGCAGCACGCTCGATTGCGAAGGGCTACGGGCACGGCGCCGGCCTCGGCGTTTTACAGACACGAGAAAACGACGCGCACGCCGAAGCGCGCCCGGGGGACGGGAGCTCATAGGGAGAAACCTCGAGGTTCGATCGGAGGAAGGCCTCGGCGTTGCACCGAGGCGAGGGCCATAGCCCTCACTTCCACCATAACCCGGGTTTTCAGGTGCTGTGCGGCTAAACGAAGGGTGCCCGACCTAGCTTCAGAAATTGCTCAGGTTTCCGGGGCGGAGGGGTGAGCGGCGACCCCGTCGGGACGCACCGCCGTGCTGCCGGGCGAGAACAGGATGCCTCCCCTGCTTTGGCGGGGCCGTAGGAAAACCACCCATCGGGCCGTCAGCCGCCGGAGCGGCGGTGCCTGGGCAACTTCTTCAGCTCGACCAGCTCAGCCAGCGCTGCAGCGCAGGCGGCGTCATCGTCCAGCGCCTTCGGCCGAGCCTCAAGCCAGCCGGTGACCGCATGCGGCGGCATCACCGTCTCGGCCAGCTCGCGGATGGCCCAGTAGCGGGCCGACAGAGCCTGCACGCGGATCCACTCGGAGTACACCGCCACCGGGTCCGGGTTGGCCGCTCGAGCAAGCTCGAACGCAGGCTCGCCGGGGGTGTGCACGGGAACCGCCAGCCGATTCCCAGCCGCGATGAGCATCAGGCGCAGCTTCTCAGCGAACTCGGCGCGCTGCTCAGTGCTCGCCGGCCGGCGTTGGGCCAGTCGCACGGCGGCCTCCTGCAGCTCCGCCGCAAGGTCGTCGCGCGTCATTTCCTGGAACGGGTTCATGGGTTCAGCGTAGCGGCTCAGGCGCAGCCCCGCCCTCGATCGTCCGGATCGCCGCCTTGTCGGCGTTGCACTTCAGCAGCTCGGTCTTGCGCGCCGCGGCGACGGCTGGGCAATGGCTCAGGGGGCCGTCCGCAATGGGGTGGGGATTGGTGAACTCCGGATCGATCTCGACGTAGACCGTCCGGTCGACGTAGACGATGCGGGGCTCCACCACCGTGCGACCGCAGCCGGCCAGCGCGAGGCTCAGTAGTCCGAGAGCGACGAGGCGCATGCAATCTCCATCTGGCCAAGGGCGACGGCGCAGGACGGCGGCCGGCCGTTCCAGCGCTGGTTGAAGTTCGCGAGCTCGGCCTCCGCCTTCTGCTTCGCGCGTTCCGCATCCGCGATGGCCTCCTTCGCCTGCTCGGCCTGCCGCCGGCGCGCCGCATCGGCCGCGGCCCGCTCGCGCTCTGACGCATCCGCGATGGCTTGCCAGCCCTGGTTGGCGCCACGGGCCAGCTCGAGCTGGGCCAGCGCATCGGCGCTTTCGGCCTGCAACTTCCAGAGCCGGGCCGTCTGCACGCCGGCACCGATGGCCAGCACCAGGGCGATGCCGGCTGCGATCGTCCCGCGGATCCCGAGGAAGGCGATGATCGGGTTCATGGGTCGGGCCTCAGCTCATTGCAGCCGGGGTCGCGTCCGCGCGTCACGTAGCGCAGCCATCCGGCCGGGTGGGTGAGCATCCACAGCGCGGTGCCCACGAGCAGCGCGACGGCCTGCGGCGGCTGGTCGATTCCGGCGAGCACGCTGAAGATGACGCTGCCGGCGCTGGCTCCTACCGCGAGCAAGGCCAGCTTCTCGGCGTGCAGCCGCAGCATCGCCACCCAGCCTGTCGCATTGGGCCGGCTCGGGTGATCGGCACCACGGGCGACGATGGTGGCCAGCACGATGCAGGCCGCGATGAAGGCGATCGTGTTCAAGAGGCGTCCCCCTTGGGCTCGGGCAGCTTCACGCCGAGCTTGGCCAGCCCGGCTCGGATGGTGGCCGGCGCATGCTCGACCAGGATCGGGATGGCCCATCGCGCGGCGAAGGCCAGCACCAGCGCCACCGCGCCCATGGGGGCGGACTTCAGCCACCCGAACAGCGGGATGTGCGGGGCGATGGCCGCCGCCACCGCGGCGATGAACGTGTTCACCACCACCGCGCCGATCGCGAAGCGCCGGGTTTTCAGCGGCTCGCCGTAGATGATGCCGAGCAGCGCACCGGTGAGGGCCGCCAGCAGCACGGCCACCGGCACGCCAAGGATGGCCACGGGCGCGTCCCAGGCGAGCACCGCCCCGAACCCGCTGAGCGCGGCGCCCACCTTCACGCCTGCGGCGTCGGTGACAGATTGGAATGCAGCGTCGCTCATTGGCTCAGGCCTCATTGGTCGAAAGGGTTCCGGCGCGGGTGATGCGGTACGGCTTGACGCTCGCCGGCTGCGCCACGCGCCACACCGGCCGCCGTGCCGCGATCAGTCGGGCCTTTGCGATGCGCGCGATGCTCACGGCATCGCCCTGGTTTCCCCCCAGCACGTGGAAGGCCTCATCGTCTTCGGCGATGTACAGGCCGACGTGGCCACCGCCGTTCGGGCGCGTGAACGCGAGAACGTCACCGAGGCCGGGCTCCGGCGAGGCCGCGCCGAAGCGCGCCCAGTTCCGCGCCCACAGCGGGCCGTGCACTACCGACCAGCCGGCGCGCTGCGCCACCACCGCCATCCACAGGCCGCACCAGGGCGTTTCGTCGGCGCGGTAGACCGCCTCGAGGCCGACTTCCTTGGCCCAGCCGAGGATGACGGGGTTGTGCTGCGGCCCGACCACCTCGCGCGTGCCGAGCGTGGCCATGCCCTCGCGCACGAGGCCCGGGAGTTGGATGGTCGAGAGCCACGGGTAGCTGCTCATGGTCAGAAATCCGGGAATGGGGCCGAAGGCGCGGTGAAGTTGGCGGTGTAGCGCGCGACACCGGATGTCACCCGAAACTCGTCAACCCAGCCGTCGAGGCGGCGCAGGTTTGGTGGGTAGTACCCAACGAACACACCCTGAGAAGAAGTGAAATTGGCTGTGTTTCCTGTCGAGCTGCCCCCGCGCTGCACACCATCGACGAACATCCGAACGGTGCCAGACGCTCGGGTCACTGCGATGTGGTGCCACGCTCCGACGGTGACAACGTTTGCCGAAGAAACGAGAAGATTCCCCGAGCCGTTCCAGAGAAGAAGCGTGCCATCCGGCGAGGTGTAGATGTCCCAATTTGGACCGAAGGTGCACCAGTCGTAGTTGTTCGTTCCAGCAACGCGCCTGCGTGCAAAAAACTCGATCGTGAAATCGCCTGTACCAAATGCAAAGTCAGCGGATGCGGCGGTTTCGATCGAATCTCCTGGAGCGACCAGCAAGCTCGCTCCACCGAACCGCGACTGGTCCGTGTCGATTTGAGCACTGCCGGTGCGGGTCCAAGTTCGTCCCTTTACGTCGGTGAAGGTGGTCGAGCCATCCACACCATCGAAATGCAGCAGTGATACGACGTTCGCGAAGTTTGGATCGCCGGCTGAGCTCGCAACGCTCATCAGCCCTTGCGTGAGCGCAAGCATCAGGCGCCACCCGCACGCATGGTGTATTCCCAGCGCGTGCCCTGATCGAAGGTGGTGAGGGTGATCAGCGTCCACGCATTGGCCGCGGACTGCACGGCCGTGTCGCTGCCCGCCGTCGGCTTGAAGCTGGCAGGCAGGGCGACCGTCCGCCCGCCCGTGGCGTCTTGGCGGAAGCGCAAGGCAAGCGACATCGCCTTCCCCGAGGCCGGCAGGTTCGTGAAGGTGATCGAGGTGACGTTCGCCGTCAGCGAGAGGGTGAAGAAGTCCCCCAGCGAACAGTCGATGTTCACCACGCCCGAGCTGATCGCCAGGGCCGTGAGGCCATCGCGAGCGGCGGCGCCGCCGCCGGTCACCACCACCCAGGCGCTGCCGTCGAATCGGCGGACGTCCGAGCCGACCTGCTTGAGCCACCCGAGGAAGGGCGCGAACCGATACCAGGTGCCCGAGCGCCAGAGCACCACGTCGTTCTGCGCGAACGTCGACCACGTGCCGGTCGGCGACGCGCCCACGATGTGCACCTGCCCATCGGCCGGCGAGCCAGGCGGCGTGCTCAGGATGCTGGTGGCACCGCGCTGCAGGATCTCGACGCGCAGCGCGTTGTCGTTCACGGGGGTGCTCGGCTGGAGCGTGCCGGGCTGCCACACGGCGAGGGGGAACATGGCACTCACGGGACAATCCTCGAGGCAGGGTCACCGAGCCCGGCCAGCCGATTGCGGCCGCGGACGGTGACGGTGATGGGGTTCGACAGGCCCGCGACGCTGAAGCTGGCGCTGGGCGTGAGGGTGGTGGTGCTGGCGCTGAGCACGCCATCGGTGGCGTCAATCTGCCAGCCGTCGAAGTGGGTCGAGGCGACCGGGTTCTCGTCGCTGCCGAAGCGATGCCGGGGCGTCCAGCTCACGGTGAGGGTGTCAGCGGCTCGAGCGGCGGACTCGATGATCGGCGGCCATTCGCGCTGGCTGCGGCCGGTCCAGGTCTCGGCGACGGTGGTGGCCGTGGCCGGCAGGTTGCCCACGCTGTAGGCCCGGTGCGTGAGCGTGGTGGCCAGCCGCTCGCTGCCCGTCTGCACGAACAGCGAGCCGTTCAGCATGACGAACACCGCTCCCGCAGCATGGGCGCTGGCCCCGGAGTTCAGACGGCCGCGCTGGAGGCCCGTAAGCGCCCAGACGCCAGGCGTGGTCTCGGTGGCATTGCGGAATTGGACGATCTCGGCGGTGCCATCGGCTCGCACCAGGGCGGCGGCGTTGCCACGCGCCAGCCATTCCGCGCTGGTGATCCCCTCGAGGTCGTCGTCGGCCCGGGCGAGCTGCACGCTCAGCACGTTGGTCTCGTCCGGATACCACTCGCTCGCCAGCGGAAGATCGGCCGTGAGCGTGCCCATGATCGTTCCCGTGCCGTCGGTGGCCAGCAGGGCGAACGATCCGCCAGCCTCCTCGCGCTCGATCGCCGCGCCGCGCCAGCCGGCCGTCTCGCCACTGGCCGCGAGGTGGTAGCCGAGCAGGTCGCCCGCCTGAGTCAGAGCCGGAATGTCCAGGAAGGCGAAGCGCGTGCCGCCGGGAATGGTCTCGGGCGGGCGCGTCACGGTCGCCGGTGGCACCACCTGCACGGTCGCGGTGTAGGCGCTCTGGCGATCCCGCTGGCACGTCAGCCGCTGCCAGCCGTCGTTCATCACGACCTGCTTGATCCGAACCCGCTGGGATCGGCCGCGGTACTGGGCGACGATGACATCGGCCTCGGTGAGGCGCAGGTATTGGTCCGAGACGCCAAACACCAGGTCGCCGCGCAGCTCCTCTTCCATCACCTTGTGCTGGATCTGGATGGTCTTGGCGGCGGTCGTCGAATCGAGCACGACCGGCGTGCTCAGCACCGTGGGCGACTCCACGCGCGTGCTGATCTGGCGCTCGCTGAACTGCTTGTCGGTGCCCTGGCCTCCCTCGACGTCGAAGTAGGTCAGGTGCAACAGGCGCGGCACGCTGATGCTGTCGCGCGTGGTGTCGACCTCGGGCTCGTCTTCCCCTTCGACGAACTGATCCTCGGTGAGGATGGCCGTGAAGTTGCCGCCTCGCGGGATGAACCGGATGACGCCGTCCGCGTCCTGTGGATCGAAGAAATAGACCTTGGCCAGCTCGAGGATGGCGGAGGCCGCGGTGTATTCCGGCGAGGTGGAGAAACCGCGCACCAGCGCGTTCGGCAGCGCGGATACGTCGATGCGCGCCGGATAGACGCCAGCATCAATGCAGATGCGCTCGACCACGGCAGGAAGCAGCTCGGAAGACTCAGCATCGATCCCCACCGGAGGAAGGCCGAGCTCGGCCAGCGTCTGCGTGTACGAAACAGCAGAAACGAGATCACTCCCAGTGTCCGGGAAAGACTCGTAGTTGGCGATCGTGGTGCGCCTGAATCGCACGATCGTTCCAGCCACCGCCGGGATGTAGAAGATGCCAGTGACCGTGGTGCCTGCCGGAGCATTCAGCTCGATGGAATCAATGGCGACGCCATCGACAAGCCACTCGTACGTAGCGCGACCCGATTCGATGCTTGCAGTCGCAACGATCGACGCCGCGCCGGCCGGCGGACTGAGCGCCGCAGGCATCAGAACAGTGCCGGCAGGCCCAAGCCCACCGCTGCCGCTCTGAAAGGTTGTGCCACCTGGAGGGGCAACATCTGGCCGATCCAAAATGATCCCGCCAGCACCGACCTCGAACTGATACGCCGGGATCGCGCCGCGCAGGTCGGTGAGGTCCTCGTCGGTGACCACCAACAGCGCGGTGCCGCGCATGGCGGGGGCGTTCGCCGCGCCGGCCTCGGCCTCGATCGTCGGGTGCGGGAGCTGGTCCCAGTCGCCGTTGAGGATCGTCTTGCCTTCCAGCCACTTCACCGACTCGGCGAGGATCTCGCTGCCAGGCCGCGAGTCATAGACGAGCTCGTTGTTGCGCCAGATCCGGCGCACGCCCTCGATCGGCCCCTCGCAGATGCCGATGGCGTAGCTGCGGAGGATGGTGCTGCTCTCGACCTTCGGGCCGCCCTTGCCGCTCTGGCGGGTGCGGATCTCGCGCGGCTTGCCGCTCCACACCACCTGGCCGCCAATCGGGCGGAACGTGCCGTAGACGCGGGCGCGCGGGCCGCCTTCGCCGGCGCGGACCTCAGCCAGGTCGCCGATGCGGGGCTGCTTGATCGTGGTGAAGCTGGTGCCGATAGCTGAGCCGATGGCCCAGCCCCACTGTGCGCCAGCCGGCCCGCCCACGGCGAAACCGACGACGGCACCAACAACACCGCCTACGGCTTGTGCCATGGATCGAACACCTCGAGGATCAGGCCGCGCCAGTACTCATCCACGCGGTGCTCGACCGCGCAGCCGTTGCCGCCGCTGTAGCTGTGGATCAGACGCCACTCGTCGCCGCCGTTGGCCAGCACGCCGACGTGGCTCGGCAGCTCGGCGCCGGGCCACTTCATCAGCGCGATGCCGCCGTGCACCCAGCCGCGCGGCTCGCCGCACTGCCGCACCAGCTCGTCGCGCAGGCCTTCGCGCTGAGGGTCGCGCGGGTAGCCCTCGCGGTCCTGCACGTCGCGGCCGGCGGCGCGCAACGCCAGAACGATCAGGCCGAGGCAATCGACGGCCCAGGGCTGGCGCCCCTGGTGGCGCCACTTCACGCCCAGCATCGAGCGGGCGGCAGCGACGAAGACGTCGCGCTCGGTCATGCCGTCACCCCGCCGAGGCCATTGGCGGCCACCACGGTCTGGATCACCGAGCGGCGCACCTGCGCGCCAGGCGTGCTCACGCTGGGCGCGTCGCCCGTCGGGATCAGCGGCTCGCCCTTGAAGTTGAGCTCGTTCTCGCGGTCGACACACGCTTCCCACGTGCGAGGGCAGGTGTCGGCGATGGTGTAGGTGTCGCCCACCGTCACCGGGTACGGCATCGCATTGCCGAGGGTGACCGCGCCCGAGGCCTCGACCTCGACGAACCCGGCCTTGCCGGCGTTCGCGCCCGTCACCCAGAGCACCCTGCCCGGGGCGAATGGGAAGCTGCCCGCGGCATGGTTGCCCGTGAACTGCCGATCGCTCTCCGCGCCGACGGCGGTCACGGTGCCCGGCACGGCCGTGATGGTGCGGCCGCAGCCCGTCTGGCTGTCCGCCGGCGAGCCGTCGATGGCGCGGCAGGTGCGCGACCAATGCGTGCCGATCGGCTGGCTCAGGCGGACGCTGTAGCTCAGCAGCTCGGGCTGGAACATCAGGCCCCAGCGCTTGACCACCTCGCCGACGTCGCCGGCGCCAAGGATGATGTGGCCCATGCCGAGGTCGCGGTAGTTGACCAGGTACAGGGTCCACTCGGCATCGCGCAGCTCGCCGGCCTCGATCATGGCCTCGGTGATGCCGGGCGCCGTGGTCACCAGCAGGCTCTGCGCCTCGGCATTCGACACCGTCATATCCGAGCTGGCGCTGATGGCCGAGACGTCCACGCCCTGGTTAGCGCTGTAGGTCACCGCGCCGCGGCCGTCGTCATACGTCACGTCGGCGTCGAGGCTGGTGACGCCGAACACGCGGCCATCGGCCAGCGCGATGCGCAGCAGCCGGCAGGTGGTCGTCACCGACTGGTCGAGGTGCGCCTGCAGGGCGATCGGGATCGTCCGGCTCACGCGCTCAGGTCCTCGATGAGCGGGATGTCGGCGCTCAGCACCAGCCCCTGCGCGGCGCGTGCGTAATCCCAGGCAAGGTTGTCGGTCTCGAAGCGCACCGGCACGTCGAACTCGCCCGACCAGGTCACGGTGTGCCCGGCCGGGGCGGTGAAGGTGGCGAGGCCCGTGGTGGTGTTGACGGTGGCACCGGGCAGGACCACGCCGTTGGCCTTGATCACCACGCCGGCCACCGGCTTGCGGATCGGGCGCACCACCTGCTCCGGGCCCCACGCGTAGGTGAGTGCGAGCTGCACCGTCTGGCTGGCGCCGGTGCCCGTGGCGAAGGCGACGTCGACAGCGGTGTGCTCGCGCGGGTCGCGCAGCCGGAAGCCGTAGGCGCCGCCGCGCGTGGCGTTGAACGCGGCCAGCACCTCGGCGTGATCGTCGTCGAGCAGGTTGTTGAAGAGGATCACGTAGCGGTAGAGCGGCCGGCTGCGCGAGGCGTTGCGCCGGACCACGCCGTTGGAGAGGCCCACCTGGCGGGTGTTCCACGTCGGGCCGCCCTGCGTGCCCTCGGCGGCCTTCTCCAGCAGGCGCTGCTCGATGAAGCCGCTCATGCGCCGAACCTCGCCGACACGCGGCGCTGCGCTCGCGAGGCCTCGGCCGCGAGCTGGCTGGCCGTGCGGGAATCCACCCGGCCGGTGATGCTGATGTTCTGCACCACGCTGCCGCCGCGACCCATGCGCGGGTTGGCAGTGACCATGCCGCTCGCGGCCATGGGCAGCAGGTACTGCCGGCCGCCGACCGTGAGCAGCTCAGGGCCGCGCTCGGCCACTTCGTACATCTTGCCCGGTGCGACGAAGCCGCCGGCAGCGCGAGGCCCGCCGAAGAGGGAGCCCAGTAAGTTGGTAAAGATGTTGCCGCCACCGTCGCCGATCGGGCTGCCCGACGGGCCCAACAAAGACTCGACGAGCTGGTCGCCTAGACGACGGGCGACGAGCTGGGTGATGTAGTTGCCGAGGTCCTCGAACGCATCCTTGGCCGACTTGCTGCCGTCGATGATGCTGGCGAAGGTATCCTCGAAACCGGCTCGGATGTCGTCGCTAAACTGGATTCTCTCGCGAGCCTCCTCGAGCAGGCGAATGCCTTCGCTGATCTGCTTTCCCTCCTCGCTCATCGCGTCAACGCCCGCATAGCGCAGGGCGTTGGCGATCTCACGCTCGGTGTTGGACAGGCCAAGAAGGCGAAGCTCTTCCTCGATGTCCGCGATCACCTGCTCGGACGGGCTGAGCTGCGCGTCGATTGCGGCGAGGTCGCGCTCCCTCGCAGTGGACAGAATGCCCAATGCCTTCGCAAGGTCTTCTGTGCTGATCTGCCCACGCTTGGCGAGGTCTTCAAGCTGCTCTTGGCGTCGCGCCCAGTCCAGCTCCGCCTGCGCCATCGGGCCATCCAACGCTGCCTGGTAGTCGGCCACCGTGGCGTTGAAGTCTTCGCGCACACGCGCCTGCTCGATTGCCGCACGCTTGGATTCCTCGGCGGCTTTTTCCGCTTCGCGCTCCGCTTCTGCCAACGCACGCGATGCTGCGGCTGAGGCACGCTTCGCCTCAGCGTTTCGCTCGTTCGCCTGCCGCTGATCGCGAAGGGCTCGCTGGATCTGGTCCCCATCACGCCCGGCACCGTTCCGCTCCAAAGTTTCGGGAGTGATGAACTCGATGGCCGGGGCGGCGCGGGCGCCGCCAAGTACATCAGCGATGCTGGGGCCTTGACCGTCAGGGATGATCGTCGGCGAATCGAAGCCACGATCGCGGAACAGCTGGGCAATCAACCCGCTGTCCTGGCCGAAGAAATCGTCGGCGATCAAACCCTCACGAGCGAACGTTTGTGAGGCCGCCGCCGTGATGTCGCGAAGCCCTTCCGCGACGCTCGTGAGCGTCGGCAGCGTCGCCCGCGCGAGCTGATTGGTGAAGCCATCCCAGGCAAGGTTCAACCGGTCGATCTGATCCTTCAGCGATCCCGAGCCATCCGCAAGCTCGCCATCGATGATGGCCCCGACCTTCAGAGCTTCATCACCGTATCGCTGCAGACCCTCTCGGCCCTGATTGAGCAGCAGCGTGAGCTGCGAGCCCGATCGGCCGAAAATCTCCAGCGCGAGCGCCGCCTTCTCCGGACCATCAGGCAATGCCCGGAACACATCGGCGAGGTCGAGGATGACGTCCTGCGTGGCGCGAAGGCTGCCGTCGCTGTTGGTTGCCGAGACGCCAATAGCGTCGAAGACGCCATCCAGATTCGAGCCTTCACGGGCCGCTTCGGCTTGCGCCTTCACCAAGCGCTGCAGACCGGACTGAAGCTGGTCGAGCGTGACGTCGGAGAACCTGCCGGCAACCTCAAGAGACGAGAGGACCTCCGGCGGAATTCCAATGCGCTGCGCCGCCTCGCCAAGTTGGTCTGCCGCTTCCACCGCAGATCGAATCGCAGCAAAGGTTGCAGCGCCGGCCGCAGCAACACCGGCAGCAACAGCAGGACCGACACTGCCAAGCTTGTCACTGATCGTCGAGCTTGCACTTCGAGCCGCCTGCGTGGCGCGCTTCATGCCGGCCTCGAAGGCGCCAACGCGGGCTACGAGGTCGACGCTGAGCTGGGTTCTGCCGGTCATGTCAGGCCTTGAATTGCTCGTGCAGCTCGGGGTCGAGGATCAGCGTTCCAGCAGTTCTTGCATCGGGCTTTGCGGCGTAGGGCATGAAGTCGAGTGCTGTCTTGTTGCTGTTCCCGTGCACCTGGGCAACCACAGCCGCCACGCGTGCCGCCGGCTCGTCGTAGCGGCGCTGCAGATCAACCGGGCCGTACACTTCGAAGTAGGCAACCCACTGCGCCCATTCGCGATTCGACATCCGCCGCTGCAGGCTTTCGACCGTGTCGCCCATCGCGAGCGCCAGGTCGAACCACAACTTCAGCTCGGCGTCGGCTCCGAAGGCTTTTTTGCGCTTTCCTTCCCCTCCCGGAGCGCCCCAACAGCAGACAGCGCCTCGCGCGTCAGGACGTTGAGCGGCACGGTGCGGAGCGCAGCAGCCTCTTCGACGGTGAAGATCGGCGCACCCTCGGAATCGCAAACGACCCTCGAAACCAAGAGAGCGTCGCGGTTCTCAGCCGCGAGGATGTTGCGAACCTCAAGTGCAGGCAGGTCGACGAAGAACGCGGTGATCGGCTCGCCCTCGAACTCGAACTCGCGGGCGATGGGCTTGCGGCTGGCGATGCCGGCGTGCAGCAGGGCTTTCAGGTCCATGCCTTACGCCTTCACGGTCGTGGTGATCGGGCCGCTGCGCTGGATCGTGACCGTGGCGCGCTGCACTTCGTTCTGCGCGAAGCTGAGCGTGATGTCGGCCACGTAGCCGATGAACTTGCGGTTGGTGCGGGTGGTGAGCGAGGCGAAGGCGCTGGCGGCGACCGTCGGCGCGGCCGTGCCGTCGCTGTCGGCGATCATCCACTCCACCTTGTTGCCCGAGGCGCGCAGCGTGCTCAGCAGCGCGTGGCTGGCGAGCTTCTCGTCCCAGATCAGGTTCAGCGTGATCGGGCCCGGGGTGTTGAAGCCACCCTCGAACTCGCGTTCGTCGCTCATCAGGTGGGTGATGTCGATCTGGTCGCGGGCGCCACCGAGGCCTTCGATGCTGGCCACCTGGTCGATGGCGGTGGCAGCGGTCGCGCCGGAGACGACGTACAACTGGGTTTTCTGGGTCTTGTTGGCGGCCATGGCGGGCTCCGGTGGGTATCAGGGCAGGCGGACAGTCGCCTGCAGGCGGATCTGGGCGACGGAGCTGTTGGCACCGTCGACGCGGGTGAGGAATTCGGCGGTCTGGGCCTCGACGTCGACGAAGCCGGCGTCGATGGGCAGCTCGGTGCCGCCCGAGGGGAAGAGGTCGAACACGTCGGCCATCACGGCGTGGGCGCGCTGCTGCGCGTCGGCACGACTGCTGGGCACGTCGGCCTCCACCACGAGCTGAAGCGTCCAGTCCTCGCCTTCGAACAGCGTGGAGGGCGCCCGCGCCGCGCGGTCCAGGTAGACGCTCAGGCGCTCGACCGGGCCGCGGCCGGGGTCGGCCTGCTGCTGCTCGGTGAGCACGGTGTTGCCGGCGTTGGTGCGGTAACCGTTGGCGACGGTGATCTGGGGCAGCCGGGCGGCCACCGCTGCGACCGCCTGCCAGGAAATGGCGTCAGGCACGGGCGGCGCTCCAGCGCGCCGTGGTGCCGTCGTCGGCCACCTTGCGCTCCAGGGTGTAGGTGTTGCCGTTCGCCACGAGCGTGGCGCCGGCGACAGCGGCCTCGCGGCCGGCGTCGATGAAAGTGACGAGGTGCTGGCCGACCAGCACCTCGCCGAAGTCGCCCATGCCTTCGCTCGCCTGGTCGAGGAACACCTTGACCGCCACGGGCGCCGAAACGCCGACGGTAAGGGATGCGTCCCAGGCGTCGAAGAACGCTGCACCGGCGCGAGCCAGTGCAGCGTGTGCAGCGAGGGCGAACGCTGAGCTCACGATCAGGCCGTGAGGGCGTCGCGCATGGCCGAGAACGACACCGCGTTGCGGACCGCAACGTCGACGTCCTGCAGCGCCACCACGCGGACGGTGCCCGACGTGCTGTTGCTGTAGGGGTCGACCGTCAGGTCGAGGCCGCCCCACATGCCGATGATCAGGTCGGCGAAGTTGCCGAAGATGATCGCCGAGCAGATGCCGTTGGCCGTGCCCTTGGTGAGGTTCGAGGGCACCGCGTTGGTGACGCCGGCGCCGTAGCCGTTGAGCGGCGTGCTGCCGTTCTGCCACACGCGGACACCCGAGCCCGGGCCGTCCTCGTACGTGGTCTTCAGGCGACCACGCACGCGGGCGTTGGTGAGGTAGGCCAGCGTGCCGACATCGGCGTTGGCGACCGAAACATCGGTCTCCAGCTCGACGATGTTCGCCCAGGTCGGGGCCGCACCGTTGGTGCCGCCGGCGACATCGCCGATGCCCGCGGTGGCCAGGATGCCGGTCGGCTCGTTGGCGCCACCGCCCTGGATGGCGACGGACTGGATGGCCAGGCCGAGCACCGTGGCGAGGTCGCGTTGCACGAAGGCTTCGACGTCGATCGACGACTGCAGCAGCAGCTTGCGGCTGATGTCGGTGAAGGCGCCGACGGTCTTCGCCGACATCGGCACCTGGCGGATCGTCTGCTGCGATTCCGTCGGGGCGCTGCCTTCCGTGACCCAGAAGGCGCTGCCCGCACCGCTCTGGCCCGGGATGGCGATGTTGCCGACGAGGCCGCTGAGCATCTGCGTGCCGAGGCGGTCGATGACCATCGCATTGCGCAGCAGGTCGATGAAGCTGCCCGAGAGCAGTTCGGTGGCGACCAGGTTGCCGCCCGCCGTGGGCGTGCCGACGGTGAGGTCGCGCTTCTGCAGGCTGCGCGAGACGATGTCGAACGGGATCAGCAGGCCCTGCGAGGCCTTGCCGCGACTTTCAGCAGCAGCCTGCGAGCACTCCAGCTCGAAGCTGGCGGCTTCACGGGCGCGGCGGTCGTTCGGATTGGCGAGGTAATGCAAGGCGCGGACGATGCTGTAGCGCTTGAGCTCGCGCTGGTCCATGCCGATCTCGGCGGTCGGCTTCGGCGCGCTGGCCAGCTTGTCGATGACCGCGGCGCGGAACTGATCGACGCTGTGGCCAGCCTGGATGGCCTTGACGGCCAGCTCGTCGAGGCCGCGGCCGGCGTACTGCTTGGCGATGGCGAGGATCTCGGTGGAGCGCTTGCGCTCCTGGTCGGCGCCGGCGGCGCTGTTGTCGGCCGTCGGGGCCGGGCTTTCGATGTTCATGGTGGTCTCCAGGGAGGAAATGACGGGTTCAGCGGAGCGGCCGACGCCGACGCTCGCGTCCGCAGGCACCGCCACGAGAGAGATCTCGTAGGGCTCCCAGTCGGAGACGCGGTAGGTCGGAACGCCGTTCTGCTCGCCTTCGAGGCGAGCCTCGTGGATCACGTAGCCGACGCTGACGTTGCGCCGGATGCCGTCGACGACATCGCGGAACACCTCCTCGGCACGCGCACTCCTCCCGAAGCGCACCACGGCGCGGGCCACCCGGTCCGCGCCGATCTGTACCGACTCGATGACCCCGACGTGATCGCGGGTGTCGTGGTCCATCAGCAGGGGGCCGCCGCTCGCCAGCCGGCCCACCCGCATGCTCTTTGCGCTGTGATCGAGGATCTCGATCCCCCAGTAGCGCTCGACGGCGGCCTCGCTGGAGAAGGCCAGCCTGGCGGTGCGCGCCTCTTCGTCGACGATGGCGCGCTCGACGAGGCTGAAGCCACGCTTCTGCGTGGCACCGGGCAGCAGCTCTTTCGGGGTTTTCGCGTTCATGGACCCACTCTGTCGTGGGCACTGCGAAACCGACTAGGCGAAACGTTTCGCAGGAATCGTTTCGCGCTACAGGGCCTCAACCACGAGGGCCTCCGCCTCGCGGCGTCGGCGGCGGGCCTTCGGCAGCGGAGCGGGCTGCGCCCACGGCGGAGCCGGCACGAATGCGATCGGCCGTCGACGCCGGGGCGATGCGCCGCCAGCGGCCGAGAGCGGCTCTTCCCCGCCGACGAGCGTCGCCAGCAGCTCGCCAGTGCCCTGGGCAAGCATGGCCATATCGGCGAACGCTGCGCCGCCGCCGACAGATTCGAGCGTTGCGGTGACTGAGGCGGAGGCGGTGACCCGCATCGCCATGTTGGCGAACGGGCTGGCCTCCTGCCCGCCTTGCCAGTCGCCCGACCACGCGCCGGGCCATTGACCCGGCCAGCGCGTCACGACGGGTCAACCGTCGTTACGTTTCGATTCCCGCCGCTGATGGTTCCCGCGATGCGGTCCTTGGTGCCGTCGAGCGAGCGGAAGATGGGATTGCCATCGAGACCGGTGGCATCGCCGGCGACATAGGCCAGCAGCAGCCGCAAGGCTTGTTTGAGCGTGACATCGCCCTCGACCCGCGCCTCGAGCACGGCGCCCGTGACGTCGTCCTGCGATAGCGCGCCGATCTTCACGATCATGCCCGGGCGAGCACGGGCCTTGGGTAGGGCTCGAACCATGACGCCGAAACCCGATGCGACCATCGGGCTGTTGCGAAGCCTGGTCGGCTTGGCAAAGGGCACCGAGCCGGCGCCGGTTGCGACCTCGCCAAGGCGAGCCGTGGCCCTCGCTGAGGGAATCGCCTGGCCCGCGCCCACCGCGACGCCCGCCGATGCGGCGGGGCCGTAGAAGTGCAGCGAGAACCACGCGGCGACGGGCATCAGTCCGGCTCCACGCTGAAGTCGAGAATCCACGACAGCGTTCCGACCGTGCCCGCGCCGATCTGCTTCACCGCGAAGCCTTCGTTCGGCCGCAACGCCCACGGACGACCATTGGAATAGTCGGGGCCGAGCAGGTTCGCGATGAACGGGAGTTGCTGGTTTGTGTTCACGGGGACGGCAGTGTTCTCCTCCGTACTCACGACAAACGGCGTGATGATTCCGCCGTCGGTCAAACCCGCCGTGGCGGTGTGGCCCTGCACCGTGTTTGCCAGCGCCGGGTCGGCGCTGTTGCGCGCCAGCGGCGTGACGCTCGTGAGCGTCGGCGTGCCGGTGACGAATCGCGCGTTGAACTGGTTGATGACGCCGGTGACGGCGGCTACGCCGTCCGGGATGCAATACAGGCCGTTCAAGTAGATCGTCTGCGCCGAGCCCGAGTTGTTGCGCAAGACGATGTGGTACTTGTTGGCCGCGGGCACGATCGCCGGAACCATGAGGCGGTACGACGGCAGGCCGTCGAAATGCACGCCCTGCGAGTTGACGAGGTCAGCGCCGCGAGAGTAGCGGCGCATCATCAGCTTGTCGCCGGTCGAGTTCGGCGGGACTTGAGTGAAGCCAGCGCTCATATCAGTCCTCCGCCAGGATCAGCGTGCCCGCGGGGAAGCGCGGCGTGATCAGGTTCGAGACGTTGATGGGCGCGGTGAGGGCGCCCTTGTAGAGGATCTGCCCGGTGGCCACCACACTGATGCTGGCATGCGTGATCGTGTCCGAGCCGCCGGTGCACTCCGGGAAGGTCACCTCGGCTGCATTCTTCGCTGCGTTCCCAGACGCGTTGGCGGCGTAGGGGACGGTGCCATCGCAGATCGTCCAGCCCGTGCCGTCTCGAGCGACCGAGACCGGCGCATAGCCGGTGTACGTCGGCGAGGCTGTCTCGTCGTCGGCGGCTTCGCCGGGATCCGCGGTGTGCAGGTTCACCTGCAGGTTAGACCCGTAGGCGGGCATGGCGACGTTGTTGAAGATGAACTTCACCAGGTCGTTTTCGGTGGCGTTGGACTTGCTCACTCGGGATCCTTGTTGGTCTCGATTTTCACGGTGCGGACGATTTCCCCCGCGGAGTCACGCTCGACGTCGGTGACGGTCTTGCGATCCGGGAGCTTCACGCTCACTTCGGGGCTGACGGTGACGTTGGGCGCTTCGACGTTGACGACGGCCGGCTCGACGCGCACGTCGACGGGCGTGGGATCCACGTGGATCACCGGCGCGGCAGGGGCGACGTCGACGCGCACCTCGGCGGCCGGCACGTTCACGGTGGTCGGCTCGACGTGAACTCGCACTTCGGTGGGCGCGACGTGCACGGCCGGGGCGGCCACCTGCACGTTGACAGGGCGGGCGGCCAGCTCGCGCAGGGCGCCAAGCATCGCCATCGTGCTCTTGCGCTCTTCGTCGGCCGGGTCGTCTTCCTCATCATCGTCGGCCGCGGCCGGCGCAGAGGCCGGCTGCTGCGGACCCAGCGGCACGCCGCGGTCGGCGGCCATCTTCCGGAAGGCGGCGATGTCGTCGAGGATCTCCTCGACGTCGCGGCCGAGCGAGGCGGCCACCTGCTGCGGGCTGGCGAGGCCGGCCTCGATGGCGGCGACGTTGGCTTGGATGTCCTTGAGCGGGTCCACCCAATCCCAGCGACGCCCCAGCCAGGTATGCACGCGGAACTTGTCGGCCTTCGAGGCCGGGAGCGTCGAACCGTTCGGCAGGCGGATCGCGCCCATCAGCAGCGCCATATCGAGCCACTCTTCGAACAGCGGCTCGAGGAAGCTGGCGATGAACCAGTTCTGGATGACGATCCATTCCTCGCGCTCCTCGAGCAGGCCGGCGCGGATGCTGCTGAAGTTCACGCCGTTCAGGTCATTGCCGAGCGAGGGATAGGCCACGCCGAGCGCCGAGGCGATGCCGCGCAGCGCGCCACGGACGAAGGCCTCGAACTGGTCATGCGGGTACGCCGGGTCGAACTTCTCGAAGCCGTAGCCGTCGGGCAGCACAGCGAACTCGCCGGGCGTGGCCTGGGCGACGAAGTTGCCCTCGGCGTCCTGCCCGTCGTTCGGCGGCGGCTGGCCGTCCTTCGAGGTGAAGAAGCCCATCTTCGACGCGCCGATGCGCGCAGCGATGACGGCGGCCTCGCGGTAGCCGTTGAGGTCGTTGATGCGACGCATGGCGGCGTGCATCCACGGCACGCCGCGGGTCTGCTCGAGCTCGAACGGGATGAACTTGTGCCAGATCTCGTCGGCGGGCACGCGCTCGCGCTGGCGCTGCAGGCCGTTCGGCTCCCCGGGCAGCGTGGTGAAGATGTGGTACGCCACCGGCCGGCCGACCAGGTCGACCTCGACGCCCATGATGATGGCGTTGCTGCCCTCGGTGGCGGCGCGGTTGTACTTCGTGTCGAGGCGCTCGATGTCCAGCACCTGGAGCTGGAAGCCGTACTCGCCGGCGGCACGGCCGCGAATTCGGCGCACGAGGAACTCGCCGTCGCGGGCGAGCGCCACGGCCAGCGTGCGCACCAGGTCGGGGAAGCTGAGCTTTCCGGTGACCTCGCAGCGGCCGGGGCGGCCCCAGCGCCAGAAGGCGTTCTCGATGGCCGTGTTCGCCAGGCTGTCTAGCGAGCCGCTGGGGTCGGTGCTGCGCGCCTGGAGCGTGAAACCGTCCTTGCCCGCCACGTTGTTGCGCACCATGCGCAGGAACTTGGTGGCGTACTCGTTGTTCTTCGAAAGGTCGCGCGACCTGGCGCGCAGCTTGTCGAGGTCGTTGCGCAGCTCGCGGTCGATGGCGTTGTTCGTGGCCGTCCACGACGCCGTGAGCCGGTCGACGACCGCGCCGTCGAACTTGCGCAGCTTGGCGCCGGAGAGCGCCGCGGGAGCCGGCTGGAACCAGCGGCGAAGGGCCTGGAGCATCAGAGCCTCGTGAGCAGGCGAACGGGCGGCGCGCCGGCGGCAATCTGCCGCTCGCGCGATACCTCGGCGCGGTAGGTGTCGCGCAGCTTCAACAGATCGGCCAGCGCGTATTCGGAGAGCTTGCGGCCCGCGATCTCGAGGCTGGCGGCCCAGCCGCTGCTGGCCTTGCCTTCGAGGTACGCCTCGATGCCGGCCAGCACTTTCTCGGCATGCGTGCGCAGGTCGGCGCCAGCGGTGGCCGCGGCGAGGTTCGGCAGCACGCGCACCGGACGGTCGGAGAGCGTGAAGCGCTCACCGCCGCGGGTGGCGGCCTCGACCAGGCGGTAGCCCCCCGCTACCCATGGCGCCGTGGTCGAAGCCGCCACCAGCACGCTGTGGGTGTCGCCGGCTGCCGTGGAAGTGAAGCTGTAGACCTGCGTCGCGCCGATGAGCGTGTAGGCGAGCGTCCAGCCGGCCGAGGCCTCATGGCCGGGGACGGTGCGCGTCCACTGCAGCGTGTCGCCCGCTCGGAGGTCGCTCGGCGGCTGGGTGGGGGTGGCGGTCATGGTGGCAGGCTGCCCCGCGGGGTGCGAAACGGACTAGGCGAAACGTTTCGCAGGAACCGTTTCGCCCTCGCCCTGCCCCGTGCCGCCTTGGAGGATCTGCTGAATACGGCGCGGGCTGAGCTTGTACTTGCGCGCCAGGAAGCGCGGCGACTCGCCGCGGCGGGCATCGGCGCGGATGGCCTCATCGCGGCGCGCCACCTCCACGCGCACGCCGTCGCTGGTCTTGGCGATGTAGTGCATCTCGCCGCCCACGGCGCGGCGCAGGTCGCGCTCGAGGCGCTCGCGATCCTTCACCGGCACCTTCAGCTCGGTGGCCACGCGGTCGAGGATGTCGCTCAGGATGTCGGTGCTGCAGGGGGCTTTGGCCATGGGTCACCAGGAGGTGGCGAAGTTGCCGCGCGGGCGGGGTGCCGGCGGGGTGCGGCGGGTCGGGGCGAAGGGGTTGGCGGCCGGGGCTTCCGCCTGAACTGGTAAGGGTTCCTTACCGGTTGGGCCGGGAACGCCGGCGCGCTCGCGCAGCCGGGCCTCGCGGGCGTCCCAGTCGGCGCGGGTGTAGCGGTAGAGGCGCAGCTCGGGGTGGTGCGTGGCGGCGTAGGAGTACACCCACGTGTCGAGCGGCTCGTTGCGGATGCCGCCGCGCTTGTCGAAGCGGTTCTTGGCCGGGTTGTAGGTCTCGCTCACCAGCCCGGCGAAGTACTCGCGCGGCAGGTCGGCGCTGAAGTGCACCAGGCGCGATTCGGTCGGCTTGTCGGCGTCGGTGCTAAGGCGGCTGTACAGCAGGTGCTTGATGCCTACGGTGCCGACGTGGTGGATGTGCACGCCGCGCTTGTCGAGCTGGCCCTTCCAGTTGACGTCGACGAGCTTCGGCTTGCTCAGGACCGGCGCGTTGTTGGGCACGGCGCCGAAGATGGCGATGCAGCGGCGCAGCCGGCGCTGGCGCACGAAGTGCTTCACGGCCTCGGTGCGGTGGCCACCGGCATCGATCGCCACGGCCTCGACGCTGAGCAGGCCGCCGCCGTCGACGGCGATGCCGCGGTTGAGCAGGTCGGTGAGCTGGGCCCAAACCTCGCCGTCGGCCGGGTCGCCCGGGAGCTCGACGTAGTCCAGCGTCCACGCGGCCATGCCGCGGCCCCAGCCGGTGATGTGCACGGCGAGGCGGTTGTCCTGCGTGTCGACGCCCGCGGTCACTGCGAGCACGCCGGCCGGCGCGGTGCGCAGCCGGTAAGGCTCGGCGCGGTCGGCGATGATGTTGTGCTTCACCGCCCGCATGGCCGGGTCCTCCCAGGCTTCGGCGAGGCGGTCGTTCACGAAGGTCTTGAGCTTGGCCGGGTCGCCCTGGGCGTCGAGCCACATGCGGACCAGGTCGAGCCATCGCGGGCCGAGGCCGATCGGGTAGTAGAGGCCGTTGACGGTGTAGCCGCGCACCGCCGACTCGGGGTTGCCGGCCACCCAGCGGCCCTGCTCGAGCATGCGCGGCTTGTGGTGCTCTTCGATCACCGCGCCGCACTCGCGGCAGGCGTACCAGCACTCGCGGGCGTCGGGGGTCCAATGCAGGCCACCCCACTCCAGCGGCTGCTCGTGGCCGCAGTGAGGGCACGGCACGTGGTAGCGGCGCTGGTCCGACTTCAGCCAGAGCTGCTCGATGCGGCTCAAGCCGCGGATCTGCGGCGTGCTGATGTAAAGACGGCGGTAGTTGGCCGGGAAGGCGCTGGTGCGGCCTTCGAGCATGGCCACCGGGTCGTCGCCGCCGGTGAGGCTGGTGGCAAACTCATCGAGCTCGTCGACGATCAGGTTGCGCACCGTCGTCGACTTCAGGCGCTGCGGGCTGCCGGCGTGCTCGAGGTAGACCTGGCCCCCGGCGAAGTCCTTGAACTCGCGGCGGTTCGCGCCGTCGCGCGTCGCGGTGGTGGTGAGGGCGCGGCGCACGGCCGGCGTCTCCTCGATCATCGGGTTGAGCTTCTGGGCGATCCACTTGTTCATGGACACTTCGCCCGGCAGGCACACCATCGTCGGGCCGGGGTTCTGGTCCATGACGTAGCCGAGGAAGTTCAGCGCGATCTCGGTCTTGCCGAGCTGGATCGGGAACATGCAGACGACGTCGCGCACCGCGCTGCGGGCGCTGAGGCAGTCCATCGGCTCGCGCAGTACCGGGTTGCGGGCGGTGCGCCAGCGGCCGGCCTCGGCGCTGCCCTTCGACGAGAGCACGCGCTCGGCGTCGGCCCACTGGCTCACGCTCAGCGTCTTGCGCGGGGCGATGGCCCGAGCCGCTGCTCGGGCGATCAGCGGCGCAGCGGCGACGGTCACGCCCCCTCCCCTGCAATGGCGCCGAGGCGGCGGCTGGTGTCTTCCAGCAGCAGCTCGACAGCTTCCGAGACGAGGCCGCGGCAGCGGGCCTCGCTTTGCTCCGCGGCGAGCTGCGGCCCGAGGGTGTCGGGCAGGCGCTCGAGCGCGTTGCGCAGCACCGTCATCGCGTTCGCCACCTGGGCGACCACGTCGTCGACGGCGAGCAGCTTGCCGTCGGCGATCGCGTTCTCGCGCTCGGCGGCCAGCGCCTTCGCCTTCTCGGTACGCTCGCGCCAGTAGCTGAAGCCGACGCTGGTGCTCTCGGGCTCCGGGCCCGCCTCGTCGACGGGCGGCTCTGCGGCGGCCGGCAGGGCACCACCGCGGGCCTCGGCATGGCGGGCGGCGACGGCGGCCTTGGAGGGATCGCGCGTGGCCTCGATGCGGGCCAGCGATTCGACCACCCGCACCTTGCCGTCGGCGTCGAGCACGAGGCGGCCCGCTTTCTTGAGCGCGGTGACGTAGCTGCGCTGGACGCCGGCGATGGTGGCGAACTCGGCCTGCGTGGCCAGGGCGGGCAGTGAACTCACGACACCGCCTCCTGTTTTTCCACAAACAGGGGTGAATGAAGGATGTGCGCGGGCGCGAGCACGGTGCGGCATGGCGTGCTGCCTGCGGGCCGCGATGTGCGCCACGTGCGGGGCGTGCGGGTACGCGCGGACGCCTGCGCGCCTACGCACGCGGGTGCGGGCACACGGGCGCGCTCGCGCACCTGCGCGCCGCCGCGCGTTGGGGCCGAGCCCGGCGCACAGCGCGGGTTTGACCCCGCACAACACCCCGCACATGACCCCGCACGCCACCCCGCACGCGCCCCACCCCGCACGTCGAAAACGGCGATCATTCGACGCTCCCGGCAGCATGGCCGCCCTGCCCGCGGTAGTCGCTGAGGCCCTGGCGGAAGCGGACGATGTGCTCGCCCCACCAGGTGGCCGCGGTGGTCGACCCATCGAATTCGGCGTTCCCGAGGCGCAGGACGCCATGCGGGCCGTGGGTGGTCTGTCCCAGCAGGTAACGCACCCGGCCGGCCTCCACGCCCTCGCGGCGCTCCAGCATCGGCACGAACTTCGACATCGGGGCCGGGCGGTGGCCGCTGCGGACGCACCACAGCTTGTAGGCCTCATACGCGTCGGCGCTGAGGCAGGGCGAGGCCTTGAGGCCGATCAGCTCGCCGGCCACCAGCTCGCGGTGCCAGCGCACCACGCTGTCGAGCGCGAGGCCGATCAGCGCGTCGCGGGCTTCCGTCTTCGGCGGCGGCGTGCCCGGGTTGAAGTCGCCCAGGTCGAGGTGCAGCAGGTGATCGTGCAGCGCGGCCGTGCCGCCGTTCTCGATCTCGGCCATCACCTCGGCATAGAACTCGGGGCCCAACTTCTTGGGGGTCCAGATCACCGCGTGGCGGCGGTCGTCTTCCTCGAGCACCACGGGCATCAGCTCGTTCGAGAGGAACACCAGATTCACGTGGTTCCGCTCGGTGTAGCTGGCCACGTTCTTCGGGTTGATCCGGATCTCGGTGCCGGTGATCAGGCCCTTCAGCTTGTTCTTGACGTGGTGCACGTCGGAGCGGGCGATCACCTCGTCGGCGATCAGAAACAGCTTCTTCGAGGCCCAGTCGTTGAACTTGTCCTCGATGGCGTCCTGATCGAGCACCCGGCCGTAGGTGCCGTAAATGCGCATCACCGTCTCGAAGAACAGGTTCTTGCCGGTGCCCTGGCCGCCGTGGATGACCAGCGTGGTCTTCATCTTGGTGCCGGGCCGCTGGATCGGCATGGCCACCCAGCGCAGCACCCACTGGAAGAGTGCCTCGGCGTTATCCTCGCCGGAGCACATGTAGCGCAGCAGCTCGAGCAGCTTGTCGCAGCTCCCGGCCGCCGGCGTCGTCGGCCAGCCTGCCCACAGGTTGCAGGTGATCATCGGGTCGCGCTCGGTCGGATCGAAGCCGACGTTGTCGATGCGCACCATCCGGCGATCCGGGTGCTCCATCCACGCGCGGTGGATGTACTTGTTCGCGCAGGCATCGCGCATATCGCCCAGCGACAGCAGCACGCGCAGGTCGTGATCGAACGCCGTGCTGCCGTGCGCATAGATCAGCGAGTAGCGGCGCAACAGGTCGTCGACGGCCTGCAGCGGTTTCAGCAGCGCGGCAGCGCCCCCCTCCCCCTGCGCGGTGGACGGCGCGGAAGGCGCACGGCCCCGCGCGTCCCAGCCCAGCTCGGCGAGGCGAGCTTCAAGCTGCCGGCGAACGACGTGCAGGCCCTCGAGCAAGTGCAGGTCGTTGAAGTCGGTGAGCTTCGTCTTGCTGGTTTCGAAGGCGGCGCGACGGCCGGCCTCGTCGGCGAAGACCGGCGCGACCCACTCGCCCTTCACCGCCAGGGCAGCATTCGCCGCGGCGGTGACGCCCGGGTTGCCCTCGCTGAAGGCGTCGTCGTCGGCGCAAACCAGGAAGCGGGCGCGCTTGTAGCGCTTGGCCAGCGCCTGGGCGACGGGCATCAGGTTGCCGGCGTCCCAGGCAACCACCGTGCACAGGCCGGTGGCCTCGTGCAGTGAAGCGGCCGTGGCGTAGCCCTCGGCGATCAGGATGACGGCCGACGCCGCCGGAGAGCCCAGGACGAAGAAGTGGCCCTTCTTCGCCAGCCCAGCCGGCCAGAATTCCTTGGCGGGACGGCGCGACGCGGCCGCCGCCTTGCCTGCGCGGATGATCTGCAGGCCATGCACGCGGCCGTCGACGTCGAGCAGCGGGATGATCACCTCGCCGGCGCCGCCGAAGCGCACCCCGTGCGCGCCGACACCCTTGCGCACTAGGTACTCGCTCGTGCCCTCGGGCGCGGCCTTGGCCCAGCCCGCCGCCGCGCGACGCGCCGCGGCTTCCGCCGCCCGTGCACGCTCGCGCTCGGCGGCCTTGCGGTCCTCGGCGATGCGGGCCTTCAGCGCAGCGCGCTGGTCGGCGCTCATCTGCGACTTCCGCACCTCGACCTTCTGCGTGTTGCTGTCGCTGCCACGCCAGACGCCGTAGGTGCCGACGATCAGCAGCTCGCCGCTGTCGGTGCGCAGCTCGTGCAGCGAATACCAGCCCCGCTTCTCGCGGTCGCCCTCCACCTTGCACCGGCGCATGCGCCCGATCTCGAGGTGGTCGACCTGCAGCCCCGCCTCGCGGAGCTGCCCCAGCACGTCGTCATAGTTGGAGCCCAGCGCCACGTTCAGTAACTCCCGAGGCCGCTGTGTGCACGGTGATCGGGGTCCGAATTACCCGCATGCGGGGGTGCTAGGAAGGACCCGTCAACCGGCCACCGCTGTTCAGTAGGGCTTTGCATGCGTGTCGCGCTCACTTCCTTCATGGGGGAGACGGGGCGGTCAGGCCGCGTCGGAATAGGTCGACGAGTCACCAGGCAGGGAGTCGCCGAACACGCTGTCGCCCGCAACGCGGGAAGACCTGGCCTCGTCTGCCGGTGTTGTTGCGTCCTGGAGACACCGCCGGCTGGTCTCCGCTCCACCCTCAGCGAACAACGTCTGCTGCGAGCCATCGGCCGGCAGCGGGTTCAGCGGCACGCCGCGCTGGACGCGGCGGCAGTACTCGGCAGCGAGGCGATCGGCCTCGGCCTTCTTGCGATCAGTCGCCGGGCCGTAGAGCGCGGCATAGCCAGCCAGCAGGTGGCGCATGGGCACCTTGCGCTTCTTCATCGGCGCGACCCCCGAGGATTGGTGCGCTGGCGCTGCTCGGCCTCGCGCTGGTGGGGTAGGCAAAGACGAGCACCCAGTGCGATGCGGTACTCGCCGATGGGTTCGCCGCATTCCTCGCAATGGGTAGCCCCACGCTTCGGCGCCGTGGCGTTGGCGATGGCAGCGTCGGTGGCGGCTTGCACCGCGTCCTGAACGCGGTCCATGTGGTCGGGCATGGCTTAGCGCTTCCTTGGGCTGTTCGCCGGGATCACGCCGGCCGCACTCATGAGGGGGCCGAGCTGCTTCACCAGCTCGCTGAGCTGGGCCATCGCCTCGGCCTGCTGCACGCTCGGGTCTTCGAGGAAACGCTCGATGAGGTAGTAGATGGGCCGCAGGTCGCGGGTCTTCTCGAGGTAGCGTTCGAACTCCTCGATGCCCAGGTCGCGAGGGCGGTCATTGCCGCCAGCGAGCTTCTCGCTCAGCTTCGACGGGGCCATATCGACCTTGCCGGCCACGGCCGACAGGCCACGCTCATAGACGCCGTGGGCGACCACGTCGCGCAGGCTCTGGAAGCGGGCGGCAAGGCCGGGCTCAAACACCAGGGAAAGCTGGCGGGCCGGCGTCATGGGGAAACACCGTGACGAGGAGTTCCCATTGATTCCCCATGGCAGGCCAGACGATGGCCGGCATGGACGCCCACATCACCCTCCACGCGCTGCACGGCCTCGACGGCCGGCTGATCGCCGTGCTGTTCCGAATCCACGCGGGCCAGCAACCGGTCGGCCAGCAGCACCTGGGAGATGGCCAAAGAGAGAGGGTTCAGGCGCATGGCTCAGCCCACCTTGGCCAGTGGAGCGACCGCCTGCTCGGGCGTGCCGAACACGTCCGGCCGGAGCTCGTGGCGGCTCAGGCCGGTGTGCTCCTCGACCGTGCGGCAGTGCCACGCCGGGATTCGGCCGGTGCGCTTCCAGCGGGTCAGGTTCTGCAGGCGAATGCCGCAAGCCTCGGCCAGCGCCTTAGAGGCGCCGTGGCTCATGACCGACAGGGCCTGAGCGATGCGACTGGCAGCGGGATCGATGCGACGGGCCATGGCTCAGCCCGCCTTCGCAAGAACGGGGACGACGTAAGCCGTCACCACGCCATCGGCGTCGCGCTGAAACTCCACGTCAGGCCGGAGCTGCTCAGCACGCACGGCTCCGTCAGTGGCGGCCTCGATAGCGCCGCAGCGCTCGGGCGGCACAGTTCCACGGGCCAGCCAGTTCGAAACGGCGCTCTGGCGCACACCAAGGCGGCCTGCCAGTTCGGTGACCGAGCCGGCGGCCTTGATGGCTGCCTGGAGAGGGCTGAGGGAAGGGGTGATCGGGTCCATGGCCGCGATCAAATCACGGAACGTGATCCCAATGCAACACCCAACGTGTTAGACGCGCATCACGCTTTGTGAAGAATGTGCATATGAGCTTTGCGTCGAACCTCAAAGCGCTGCGCCAAGCCAAGGGACTGACTCAGGAACAGCTAGCACACGCCTGCGGGTGGCGCGGCCAGAGCCGCGTCGCGAACTATGAGAGCACCGGCAAAAGCGGCAGAGAGCCCAGCGAAGCGGACATTCGCGCCCTCGCTGCCGCGCTCGAAGTCACGGTCGCTGAACTGTTCGGTGAGTACCCAAGTGCAGAAAACGAATACATCTCGCGCCGACACGAGATAAGTGTCAGAGAACGCGATGAACTCAGGGCTTATGCGGGCCTCCCGCCACTCAGCCATGACTTAGTCGAAGTCCCGGTCTTCGACCTCGAGGTCGCCGCCGGCGGCGGAGCAATGAACTTCGACATGCCCGCCAAGGGCTCGCTGATGTTTCAGGCCTCTAGCCTTCGGAAAAAGGGCATCAGCGCCAAGACAAGCGCAGTGGGCTACGTGCGCGGCGATTCAATGCTGCCAAGACTCCGCGACGGCGACGCCCTGCTCTTCGATCGCGCAGACACCACCGTTCGCCCTGGGAAGGTCTACGTCATCCGGAAGGGCGACGAGGCCTTCGTGAAGCGCCTATTCCAAGAAGGGCTGCGCTACCGGGTCACCAGCGACAACAGGATAGATCCGCAGTGGGCCGACTGGTATGTCGACATTGCCGACCCTGATCTTGAGATTGTAGGGCGCGTTCGCTGGGTGGCGAGCTGGGAAGACTAGGATCGGCCCTCGCTTGGGACCGGTGAATTCTGCGAAGGCTCTACCGATTGCTGCCCGTTACGCCAGCGCTCGTTGTCGAAGCCCTTCACTGTGAAATCAAGTGTGACCGGCGCGTTCTGAAACAACTTGATTTGCACGCGAACTCGCTCTGAACCGCGCATCTGCTCGATAAATCCACGCGGATTCTGGAAGAACAGCATGGTGCTGTCATGGCTTTCGGGCTCGTTCATTTGCCACGAACGAACCCTGCCATCATCGAAGCGAACATCCACAGTGCAGTCGTTGTAGCGGCAGAGAAGCTGACCTTTCGGAATCGACACCATAACGTCGACACCCCAGCGCGGATGCTGGCGAATAATCAGCGCGCCACGTTGGCTTCCTTGGTATGGGAAGTCCAGCTCAAACGAGTTCTCAGAGCGAACGGCGGCAGTCCGGTTGACGCCGTCGGACATTGCATCCTTGGCCTCTTCGTACACCCATTGCGCGGGCTTCGCCGCCCGAATGCGAGCTGCCTCAGCGGCATTCGCCTCTCTTGCCGCAGCGATTTCTTCCGGCGTTGGAGGAACGATCGAAGCCACCTGCGCCTCAACCTCGCTTGCAACCGCGGGCGCCGACGAAGGTGCGCTGCCACCTGAGCGCGAACACGTACCCAGAAGCATCAGGAAGGCAACGCCACCAAGGGAAAGAGCGATTACCAAGCCGCATCCACTGCTCTTCGACTGAAGCGGATGCCCGCAAGCCGGACACGCGGCGGCAGCCTTGGATACCGGAACACCGCAAGCCGGGCACTGGGTCAGTGACATGAAAACCTCCTTGTAGGTCGCAAGAAGACTAGCGCTAGCCCGCCATCCGTCAAAATCACGCTACGTGTTGACAACGGGAATCACGTTAGGTGATGCTCTCCCTGCGGCCCACCCCTGGCCGCAGGGCCACCCGGCGCCGCACCCCTCGGCGCCGGGGGCCCTCCACCTCGGAGGCCCGCCATGCACACCGCCGCTGTCCTGCCCTTCCCAGTCCACCGCGCCCGCGACGCCGCGGCCGTGCGCCAGGCCATCCGCTTACGCGGCCAAGCCGAGGGTCACGCCCTTGAGGCCACACGCGCCGCTGCTGCGGCGGCCATCGACGCCCTGCTGATCGGCCGAGCCAGCGCGGGCTGGGCGATCCACGTCGGCTGCTGCGCGCTGCGCGGTCGCCCGCTGCCGCGTCTGCGGGCGGTGGGCGCATGAGCCAGATCGTCCCCCTAAGCGCCGGTGAGCTGCTCGCCTTCGCGCTGATCTGCGCGTCCTTCGGCGTCTCAATCGGCATTGCCATCGCAGGGTGGATCGCCAGCCGCGACCCGACGACCGAACGCCGCGGCACCGGCCACGAGCCGAGCGAAAGCAACCCGAACGTCCATCACCTGCCGCCGGCCAGCGCGCCGCGGCTTACCCCGCACGAACGCCGCCGCTTCCGGAGCTGATATGTCCCACGAACTCGCCACCCCCGAAACCCTCGAGCAGCTCGCCGACGACCACACCTCGGCCGGCCTGCTGATCTCCGCGGCCACGTTCCGCGCGATGGCGAAGAGCTGGCGCGCCACCGAGCGCGCCCTCGCCGACGCCCAGGCCGAGAACAGTCGCCTCGCCCAGACGCTCCAGACGGCCAGCGCTACGGCCGCCCGCGTCGAGGTGCTGGCCTCGAGCACCCTCAACACGCTCTGCGCTGCCGGCGCCCGTCCGCCGCGCCCCGCAGAGGCCTCGGCCCCCGCGGTGCCCGCATGAGCGCCCTGCTGCTGATCCTGTGCGGCATCGCGGCCGGCTGGTACGCCCGCAAGGCCTACGCCACCTGGCGCGCCGAGCGTGCCGTGGCGCTCGTCCTGAACGGCCTCGACCCCCGCATCATCCGGAGGGCGCCGTGAGCATCGATGTCCGCGTCGACACCAGCGAGCTCGATGGCCTGGTGAAGCAGTTGCAGCGGCTCAACGCTCGCGGCATCAGCTTCGCCACCCAGCGCGCCACGAACAACGTCGCCTTCAAGGTGCGCGACGCCTGGAAGCAGAAGGCCACGCAGGTCTTCGACCGGCCGACGTCTTTCACGCGCAATGCGGTGCTGGTGCAGCGCGCGGGCACGTTCCGCAGCAGCAGCGGCTTCACCGGCACGGGCACCGAAGTGGCACGGGTCTTCATCCGCGACGAGGCCGCCGGCATCACGCCGCAGGTCTACCTGCAGCAGCAGGTGGTGGGTGGTGAGCGCCGCCTCAAGCGCCACGAGCGCGCCCTGCAGGCGGCCGGCGTGCTGCCCTCCGGTTTCTTCGTGGTGCCGGGCGAGGGCGTGAAGCTCGACAACTCCGGGAACGTCCGCCCTGGGCAGATCACCCGGATCCTCTCCGCGCTTCGCGCCAGCACGGATGCCGGCCAGAACCAGACGGAAAACAGCCGCGCCAAGGCGCGCCGCCGCAACGCCCCGGTCATCTTCGCCCTCTCCGCTCCGCGCGGCCGTCTGCTGCCCGGTGTCTATGAGCGCCGAGGCCGCGATGTCACCCCGCTGCTGATCTTCGTGCGCAGCGCTCGCTACCGCCCGCGCTTCGACATCTTCCAGTACGCCCGCGACGTGGTTCAGCGCGAGGCCGTGCCGGAAATGCAGAAGCAAGTCGTGAGCGAGATCGACCGCGCCCTCGCCAAAGCCGCCCGCGCTGCGGGCAATGGAGCTTCGTGATGTCGGATGTAAAGACAAACCCGCCGCGCACCGTCGGAACGATCATCGCCGCCCTGCGCACCGAAGCGCTTTCGATGCGCAAGCCCGAGGGTGATGTGGCCGCCGAGCTCGCCGACGAGCTGGCCGCTACGCTGCACGCCAACAGCAGCATCGCGCTGCCGGAAGGCGACGCACCGGCCCTGCTCGGCCTCGTGCAGGCGCTCACGCCACTGGAGCAGAAGCAGTGGTTCGCCGCGAGCATCGCCGTGAGCCCCGAAACCCACTACCAGGTGCAGGCCGTGCGCAACGCGATGGCCATCGCCCGCCGCCAGTTGGGGCTGACGGCATGAAAAGCGATGTCTTCATCGATTTCCGGAACAGTCCAAACGCCCAAGGGACCGAAGTCTTCGTCGACGGCAACAAGGTGAACGGCATCCGAAAGCTGGAGCTGATCGCCGAAACAAACGACATCGTTCGGCTCCGACTGGAAATCATCCCGGGCGATCTCACCATCGCCTCGAAAAGCGGCCAAACCTTCAAGGCGGACACAGTTCTCGAAATGTGCGTGCCGCTGGGCGACGACGGCGACGTGATCATCACCGACGAAATGGCCGAGCGCGCCCTCAAGGCCTATGACGATTACCTCGAAGGCCCCACGCGGCCGGATCACTCCAGCATCAACCTGATGCGCCACACGCTGCAGCAAGCGTTCCGGAGGCAGGAATGAGCAGCGGCATCACGATCGGCAAGATCGGGCAGCGCGGCGCAGGCCCCACCCGCTGGGCGGAGCGCGCCATCGCCGCCACCGCGGCCCTGGGCAGCGACGCGAAGACGCTGCTGGCCCTGAATCGCACCACGGGCCGCGTGAGCCTCCACGACCACGACGAGAGCCTGCCGGCCGAGGTGTACTTCGCCCGCGGCGTGTCGCGCACCAGCGACCCGGACGACCTCGCCGAAGACTTGATGACCGAGGCCGCTGATGCCGGACTGCTCTCGATCGGCGCGCTCCGTGAAATGGAGCGCCGCATGACGGCCACCCGCACGGGAGCACGCGCATGAGAGCGAACGTCGACCCGGCCGGCCTCAGTGACGACGAGCTGGCCACTCACGAGCGGCACCACCAGACGCTGGGCGACACCTACCAGCGCCTCGCTGCCAAGGACGACAGCCCGGACCGAGCCAAGGCCTACCGCGACCTCGCGGCGCGCCACCAGAGCACCGCCGACGCCTGCCGGAAGGAAGCGAAGCGCCGGAAGCGGGGAGCCGCCGCATGACGACGGCCGCACGCACGGCGCTGGCGCTCGACTTCTTCCGCCAGCTCTCCGAGATCGTCACTCGCCGAGGCGCGAGCCTGCGCGTCGGCTTCAAGGGCCGCTTCGCTTACCTCCAGGCGCAGTGGCCGGGCGCCGAGGAAGCGCTGAGCCTGCTGCGCGCCGAGAACTTCGAGGTGGTGCGCTACCTCACCGAGGCCGAAGAGGCCCAGTACCCCGAGGAACCCAGCACCGAGCGTGGCCGCCGCCTGAGCGCCGAACGCGCCGAGCTGGCGTTCACCGCGCTGGAAATGCGCGCCGAGATCGACGCCCTGGTCGAGGCCATGGCCTGCCGCCCGCGGCTGGCGAACGACGGCAAGCGCGCCTGGCTGTGCGTGCAGGCCCAGGGCGACTGGATCCCCGTGCTCCGCTGCGTGAAGGGCAACGCGCCCAAGGTGCTCGGCTTCGCCGACGCGCTGTGCAGCGCACGGCCCGACGTCGACGCCATCCGCCGCGGCGAGCGCCGCATGATCCGCCCCACGGCGGTGCCGGCATGAAGCGCCCGATGGCCCCGCGCCGGTACTGGACCGCCGCCGAGCTGCGCACGCTTCGGCGCGAGTTCCCCACGACGAAGACCGCCGACCTCGCCCACAAGCTGGGCCGGCACCCGTCCTGCGTCTCGCACAAGGCCTACAGCCTCGGCCTGAGCAAGGCGCCGGAGTACATGGCCGACGCTCTGCGCTCCGGCCGCACCGATGGCCAGCGCGGCATCACCACCCGCTTCAAGCCCGGCCAGACGCCATGGAACAAGGGCCGCAAAGGCTGGCAGGCCGGCGGGCGCGCCAAGGCCACCCAGTTCAAGCCAGGGCGGCCTGCGCACGAGTCGCGCAACTACGTGCCCATCGGCACCTACCGCATCAACCACGACGGCTACCTCGAGCAGAAGACCACCGACGACCGCCGCCTCGCGCCAGCGCGCCGCTGGGTGGGCGTGCACCGCCTGGCGTGGGAGGCCGCGCATGGCCCGGTGCCCGAAGGCCACGCCGTCGTGTTCCGGCCCGGGCGCCGCACCGCCGAGCTGGAGCGCATCACCGTCGACGGCCTCGAGCTGGTCACCCGCGCCGAGCTGATGCGCCGGAACACCCACCACAACCTGCCGCCCGAAGTGAGCCAGCTCATCCAGCTCCGCGGCGCGCTCAACCGGAAGATCCGCAACAGGACGAAAGGCCATGACGCAGAACCGAATGCAGAACGTGCGTGACCACCTGGTCGCGATGATGGAAGAGCTGAAGGACCCGAAGGTCACGCCCGAGGCGCTCGAACGCGCCCGCGCGATCTCCGGCCTCGCGCAGACGTTCACCAACAACGTGAAGGTCGAGCTCGACTTCCGCCGCGAGGCCGGCCTGATGAACGAACTGCCGGAGGTGCTGAAGGCACCCGCCCTGCCGCCGCCGGGGCGCGGGCAGCTGATCGAGGGTAAGGCCGAATGAGCGCCTACACCCGACTCGCGGAGACGCTCGCCGAGTTCGATGCGTTGCACCCGGCGCTGGCGCCAGATAACGATCCGCGTACCGACAAGGTCATCGACGCCGCCCGAGCCTTCGTGGCAGAAGCGCAGGCTCCTCTCTATTGGATCCCGGGCGGCTGGCTAATCCGCCGCCACAGCGCGAACCCTGACGCGATTTGCGTCGCGGCACCGGACTGCAACCCCGGAGGCATGGTCCTTTTCTTCAAGGGCACGCTGGAGCGTCGCCTGCTGTACCGTCTAGCTGAGGCCCTGATCGCCGCACCTCCGCAGCCGCAGGCCGAGCCGGTGGCGATGGTTTGTTCCGCTCCGAAAGATGGCCGCGAGTGCTACCCGTCGTGCGATTGCGAGACTGAGGCGGATTGCGAGTACGGCGCGAAAGCCGCCGCCCCGCAGCCGCAGGCCAGCCCGCAGGCCAGCGCGGAGGATGTGGAGCTTGTTGACGATTCGATTGATGCGATGTTCCACGACGAGTCGAGCGTAGCCGCCGCATGGCAGCGCATCCGCGCATCGCTGCGGGTGGGCCGTGAGTGAGCTTATCCCGTGGTTTCTCATCGGCGTTCTTGTGGGCGCAGTGCATGGGTATGCCTTTTACCGACTTGGATTTTCAGCCGCCATCGCGCAGACAAAGGGGGTGGGCCGTGAGTGACTTCCGCGCTGAGTGGGTCGAGCGCCATATCAATCGCACGTTGACCGAGTTTCAGGGGCAAGCCGTCGCCATGCTGTGCGACGCGATGCGCTGCGGCCCCTATGATTTCGCATCCACATTTCGCCGGGCGAAGTGGGAGTTCGGAATGGGTGTCAGCTTCATCGTCCGCGACGATCTTTCTACCTTCGATGCCGACGGACTGACGCGCTTGGTGGTCGGGGCGCACGAGCAGTGCATCCGCGTCAGTGTTGAGGGCGCAGGGCCGCGCATGCTGCGTATCAGCATGTGGCCGCGCAAAGGGCGTGAAGGCGCGATGCACGAGCGTCACCCGACGATTGAACAAGCTGTCGAGCGCATCCGCGCATCGCTGGGGGTGGGCCGTGAGTGAAGTCGCAAAGCCCAACCGTGCCAAGTGGCGCAAGCGCAACGCGCACCCGAAGAAGCCCGGCATGTACGAGTGCGCTGTGCAATGGACGAGCGCGATGCCGAAGCTCGCAACGTGGAACCTTGAATGGGACGGTCACGGGTTCCTTGTCCCGTTCCCGATGCTTGTTCACTGGTGGCGACCGCTGCCGAAGGAGAAGGCAAATGACTAACCTTTCGCCGCTCGATCAGGCGCTTCATGACGCCGACGACAAGGAAATCGCAGACGCGCTCCGCTATCTCGGCAGGGCAGAGCGCATCGCCACCGCGCTGAACGCGCAGCCGCAGCCCAGCCCGCAGGCCAACGCGGAGGTGGTTGAGTGGTGCTACTCGAACAACGAAGAAACATTCACCGGCCGATGCGCGAGCCGCGAGGATGCGATTGCCGAAGCCCTCGACTACTACGGCGAAGAGGTCGAGTTCATTTGGATCGGAGTTGCCGAGCCGCTGAAAATCGAGCGAATGATCCGCGTCGATCCGCTGTTGGAGTGCATCAGCGAGGCGGTGGGCGATGAGGTTGGCGACATTGCCGAAGAATGGCCGAAGCTCTCCGAAAAGGACGAGGCGGACTTGATCGGAACGATTGCCGCCTTCGTGCGCGAGCGGTGCAAAGACCCGCCGTATACCGTTCGGAACGTCGAGTGTCTGACGGGCGAAGCCGCCCTGCGTGCAATCGAAGGGGGTGCGTCGTGACGCTAGCCGGAATTGCCACTTTCGCGCTGGCCGCATGCATCGTCATCGGGGTTTCAATGCTGCTCGCTTTCGCATTCATGCCTGGCAAAACGGAGGCGCAGCGCGTTGCCTCGGCGCTGGTCTTGAATGTTCTTGCGGCTGCGGCGGCGGCTTGCGCTTTCGTCGTCATCGGCGCCGCTTTCGCAAGCGCGGCCGTCGGGGAGAAGCCATGAGCTCTACCGCATGGAAACGAGCGCAATCGGCGGGCAATCTCGACGGTTTCCTGCAGGCTAAGTACAAGGCTCACGGCTTTCACCTCGGAACCGAATCGCGCCCGTCCGCCCTTCGCGGTGCAGCTAAGCGCGCCGCGCTTTACCTCATCGAGGGCCAGTACATCACGGCGGATCAGCTCGCCGAGCGTATGGGCACCGAGAAGGCGAAGGCCGTCTCGCGCTACAGCCGTGCAAAGCGAAAGCCGGGCCCGATGACCTGGGAGAAACTGGGAGTTAAGCCGTGACCGCCGCCGAATCCATCCCCTTCGAGCTCCGCGCCCTGAACGCCGACCAGGTCGGCGCGCTGCTCGGCTGCTGCGGCCGTCAGGTGCTGGAACGCATCGCCTGCCGTCCCGACTTCCCCAAGCGCATCAGCCTGCGGCCGGCGACGTGGATCGCCGGCGAGGTGCTGGAGTGGCGCGAGGCTAACCGAGCCGGTCAGCGAGCTCGTCGGCGGCGCGGTACGCTTTCGAAGCAATGACCGGAGCGCACTGAATGCCTATCGACCTTTCCTCGGCAGCGATCGGAAGCGTGTGGATTGATCAAGTGGGGACCCATTGGAAGCTGCTCTACATCGGCCGCGACCAGTCGATCCTTGTAAGGCGTGATTACTCATCGATCCACAAAGCTAACGGCGATTTCATCAAGGACGCCGCAGAGAACCTGAGAACTTTGATCGTTTTTCACTCGGGTGAGTACGCGAATCCGCATCTCCCCTTGCGGATCGTGAAAGCAAAACCCGAATCAGCCTAGCCGGTCAGCGAGCTCGTCGGCGCTCGTCTGGTAGTAGATCATCAGCGAGCGCACGTCCCGATGGCCGATGATGCGCGCCAGCTCGAGCACGTCGAGCTTCTTCGACAGCCGCCAGATCGCCTCGGCTCGGCTGTCGTGAAAATGCAGGTCCTCGATCTGGGCCCGGTCTCGGGCCTTTCGGAATAGCGCGTCGCGCGTCCCGGGCTCCACATCGAACACCGTGGCCGCGTCGCGCGGCAGCAGCGCGATGATCTCCCGAGCGCGCGACGAGAGCGGCACGTCGCGCTGATCCCCGTTTTTGGTCTGCGGCAACGTCACGGCCTTGGGGCGCACCCGCGCCCAGGTGAGGCCAAGAATCTCGCCGGCACGCATGGCGGTCTCCACAGCGAACTCGAACGCCAGCGCCACGCGATGGCTGGCCGTCTCGGGCACGCCGCCCTCATAGCCCAGGGCGAGCTGGATCCGCTGCACTTCGTCGTCGCTCACTCGGCGGCGTCGCGACTTCGGCGCGGGCGGTTTCTTGACGTCCTCGAGCGGATTCACCCGCAGCCAGCCCCATTCCTTCCGCGCCACCTCCAGCACCGAGCCGAGCAGGCTCATCTCGCGCCGCACTGAATTCGGCGCCACTTGCTTCAGCCGCGCATCGCGCCACGCCGCCAGATCAGCCGCCATGAGGCCGCTGAGTCGCTTCTCGGCCATCGGCGCCTTCTCCAGCAGGCGACACCGCAAGATCTCCCACCGCTCGCCTCGATGCGTCGGTGCCACCTCGGAGGCGAAGCGGCGCAGCGCGTCACGCAGGGTATGCTCGCCGAGCGGGGTGTCGACCGCGCCGGCTTCCAGGGCATGCGCCCAAGCCGCAGCCTCGCCCTTCGTCCGGAACGACTTCGACGGCCGGCTGCCATCAGGCAAGCGCACCCGAACCCGCCACACGTCTCCACGCTTCTCGATGTGCGCCACGCCCGCTCCCTTGGGCCCAAAACTGGGGCAATCCTAGCGAGAATGGGTGGGCGTGGGTGGTGTATGGCGGTGATGCGGGGGCACCTGCAGCCCGCGCCACGCGGGCTTATGCGGGGTTCAGTGGGGCCAAGAGGGCCCGGGCGAAAACGGCCGCAAATCCTCTCCTGGGCACCAGATATCGAAAACCCGCCGCAAGGCGGGTTTTTTATTGGCTGCGGCCAGCGCAAGCGCGGGGCACCTCCCCGCCAAAAGCCTTCAGCGCGCCAGCAGGTCCTCG